GGCTTCCTCAACTCCCCAAATTCACGATAATGCTTTACTGCCTGCCCAGCATCACCCAGCTCATCATGGCAGACTGCCAAATAATAATGGGCTTCCACTGACTGCCAATCTATCTGAACTGCTCTTGTCAAATCTGCCAAACCCGGCGAATACTGCCGAGTTTTTACATAAGCCTCGCCCCGCTTCTGATAAGCCGCCCCAAAGTTTTCCACAAATCTACTCACTCTACCAAAATCACAAATTTTAAAAATTGCCATTTACCTACTCGATTCATCCCTCATCATCCCCCGCCCTTCATAAAATCTCCCACTTATGATAAAATAAATAACATCCAAACAACTTCATACCCAAACGCGCCCATAGCTCAGCAGGATAGAGCGACGGTTTCCTAAACCGCAGGCCGGAGGTTCGAATCCTCTTGGGCGCACCAGCTTTTCAAATTTTTGTGTGCAGTTTTGTGTGCAATTAGACATAAAAAATAAGCCCTATCCAATTAAGGATAGGGCTTATTTCATGTTTATTTATTCGCTTGATGCTTATGACTTTGGTTTCTTTTTCCGTTCTTTTATTAATGCTCGGACTCTTTGTTCTGCTTCTTTTGAAAAATCATGTTTATCAATAACGATCCAATCATTTGTCGCTTCAGTCGGCACTTCAATTACAACTCTATCTCCATTTTTATATTTTATATAAACTGTCAGCTTACTATCCTGAGAGAGCTCTTTAATCAAGTTGTTAGATTCATCAATATTTGTAGCAATAATAATACGACTTTTATCTATTTCTTTGCTTTTAAAGTGTGTATGATATTTTATAGGATCACTGATCTCCAAAATTTTTACAGAATTACCATCAATTTTGTATTCGATATCTTCCATTTCTCCAATATCAAAAAGTTCGTCTCCTTTAATGTCAAAATACAGACGATATTTACTTCCGGTAATCTTTCTATTAGTATACTTGGCTTTATAATAAACTTCTTTATATTTAATGTGTTTTGTTGCGCCTGCTGTAACACTAAAGCCGCTCGAAAGTTCCCATTGATCATTCGTCCAAATATGAAGCGCTGTGGAAGTGAGCGCTCTTCCTGAATCTTCCGATAATTTTATTTCTGCATTTGTAATTGTTGTCGTAAAAAGCATGAACATACATCCAATAACTAAACACATTATTTTTTTCATATTGCACCTCCTATTGATTAGCTTCTATTATACCAATATTTCAATAAAAAATAACCCCATCCCTAAGAATGATGTTTTGATACTTTATATAGAATTTTCATTTTACAATTCCGCCAATCACAGCAGCCCCAACAATGCTCCACGCTAAGTTCCTCTGCCTAGTTAGTCTGCTCTGAGTTTTCTTCGCCTCTTTCTCGTATTCTCTGAATAATTGATTGGCTCTCTCTATTGATTCTGAGGCTCTCACTAAGTCGATTCGCAATCTCTGAATCTCGGCTTTCGATTGCCTCAATTCGTTCAAGGCTACCTCTAATTGCGTTTTCAGCTCCTTCAATTCCTCTTTCTGCATTTCTTGCAGATTCAAGGCTTGAATTAATGAGTTTTCCTGCTGAATCAAGCTCTGCTCTAACTGCGTCAGCTCGGCTTCCGTTATTTGATAGGTTGCCGGACTGCCAAATGAGATACCCGACCAGAAGAGCAAACAGACCAATAACAAACAGAAATATTTTACTATGGTGTTTTTCTTTTTCATTCATGATTTCCTCCTATAATTTTTAAAATAAAAAACAACTCAACGAGAGCCGTTCTAAACTTGTGGTACAATTGAAACATATTAATTTTTAAGGATGTGTTTTTATGGATAGATTGCCAGCTTGGCTACGAATTACTTTTAAAGGGCGGCTCAATCGATTTCGCTTTTTTTGGTATCCTTTTGGAATAAGTCTAGCCGTATTACCAATTTATTTCGTGCTAGTCATGATGTTAATTGGTTCCGAGCTCCTTCTTTTAACCGCGATACCTGCTGCCCTTATTCAGCTCTACACTTATGTTTGGAGTCTCTCCCTTTTTGTTAGGAGATTACACGATTTAGATCGCACAGGCTGGATGCTTCTGCTCCTCATCATCCCCTTAATTAATATTGGATTAGTGATCTATTTAGTTTTCTTCAAAGGGACAGATGGTCCAAATAAATACGGCGAAGACCCTTTGGAGTACGATAATTATAGTGAGTATTTCGAAGCTTCTAAGGGCGAACAATCCACAACTCCGGATTCCGATAACACACCGCCTACTACTTCTACCACACCAGAACCAACCTCATTTAATGGTGATGACCGTTTCAAAAGATAATATCAAGCCACCCTGAGGGGTGGCTTATTCATTTATTACCCATCCCAATGTCCTGTATGCTTAAAAACAAATTCAATGTGTACCCACCCTTCACGGTGATACAGCCCAACATTAATTTTGCCCTCTAATCCATGCGCCCTCGCCGCATCCATTACCGTATTAAATAGGGCTGTGGCACTTGCGTTGTAGTCCATTGCGTTATGAATATCTGCCGCGCAACCTTTAGTGTGCCAGCTATTAGCCGCTCCGCCTACTTCTTTATTCACTGCCGGGGTACGATAGCCGCTTTTATATCCCGCACGAGTGGTATTCACTACCCAGCCTTTGTTCCAATCCCTGAGAGTATCCAACACTTTAAAAAGATTGGCAGTGTTCTCATCATTGGTGCAAAGCCTGCCATGCTCATTATCCCAAGCGTATTCATTTCGGGATCGCTTTAAACAATCCCACTCCCGCACGCTCCAATGCCTACTCACATATAAAGGTTTACTCATTCTTTTGCTCCTCCTTGCCTTCTAATTTAATAGTTGTGCCACCGTGGGACACATTAATATACTTGGCGAATTTAAAAGATAGAACCGCAATTTCTAAACCGACAAATACCAAATATTTTCCTGTTGAAGCACGATCCAACCAGAACACCGCATGGGTCACGAATGGAAATAAGATCAACCACACAGTCGTTATCCAAAAAAATTGAGTATCCGAGAGCGAATACTCAATCCGTCCTTCTTTGATACTTGCAGTCAATGAGTTATACCAAGTTTTAATATCCTGAATCCATGCTTTAATTTTTTTCATTATTTCCCTCCCAGTTTCTCGATGAAATAAAAAAGCAGTTGGACTGCTCCAACCGCTACTACCACATTGGTGTAAATCTCCTTTTTCAAACTATCAACCCGCTTGTGTGCAGATTTAAGGCCTTCCTCAATCCTTGTAATCTTCTCGGTATGTTCCGCCATGATTGGTACCACGTCCAAAAGCTGGTCTAGTTTTCCTTTGATTTCACCAATTTCTCTGCCGAGTTCTCTTAAATAAGATTCCAACGCTACTCATCCTTTCAATTAAAAAGCACCCTTTCAGCAGGGTGCTTTTTCGTCTAATTATTTATTCAATTGCCTTCGCTTTTTGTTCTTTTTGCCACTGATATCCACCTTTTCTGAACTGATATACTTCTGTGCTACTCCACGCACTGAGCCTACGCAATTGAATCCATTCCTCTACAATCTCCGGTGGAATAACAACCCCCGCTTCTTTTTCTTTTGATATTGGAATAAAAAGTACCAAGGTTGAGCCTGATTTCATTTTTTTCATTTTATTGTATAAGTTAAACACCAATATTTTCGATGTTTCATCATATCTGATATTTGCAGGCTGAGGCTTTTCTTTTGATCTAAAATCTTCAACCATTTTTAGCGATAATTTTTCTCCACCATCAATTTGGTATTTCAAATCAGAGACTCCATTATAAGCACTTCTATCATCTGCGCCTTCAATTTCGACTCTGAATCCGCTAGAAAAATACGGGCTTCGCGCATTAGCCTCATAAGTGTAAGAAGTCGAATAATGAACCGTAATTTTTATATTTTCATCTATTTGAGTCGTGTATGATGATTTAGCTGCATAATAATCTTCGGCGGCGTTTTCTCGTTTTGTTTGCTCAATCTCCGCAAATACAATTGTCGGAACAACAAAAAAAGCCATTAATAAAAATGTGAGTATTTTCTTCATTTACTTTTCCTTCTTTCCAAAATCTTCATATAATTACTGCTCTTTTATTCTTCAATCCTATAACAGATTCCTTTATTTCGATTTTATTCAGCCGCTTCTTCTATATTCTCTTCCACTATTTCCGTGTACGGACAGTTTGATCGTCGTTTTTGCGAGCATTTACTGTCAACCACGTCCGACCTGCAAATCGGGCATTTTTTTATTTCCACCACTACTGCACCTCCTGAATTTCTGCCAATCGTTTTTCATACTCAGCAATCACTAAGTCAGTTTCTTCTTGAGCATAGGTTTGGGCTTCCTCGAGCGTAAGACCCGAGGCTAAATCCAATGTCAAATCGCCCGCAATGCGGACATTTTCGCTCTCAATCCACAAATTTAATTCATTTAGTTTTTCTTGTTTGGTCACTATGATAATAGGTTTGTCCTCTAAAACAAATTTTCCATCAATCACTTTTGCAACTTTCGCCGAATCGTACGCCGCATTTCGCTCTTGATCAGTGATTTCTATATTTGGTTTCGGAATGCCATTCGGATAATTCATACCACTAACATAATAGCCTAAAACCTGACCTGTCTTTTTATCGTAATACACTTTATACAATCGTTGTCACTCCTCTCAAAATCCTATCACAAAATACCGAAAGCCCTTTGTGCCTGCTGCCCCTGACGTGTAACTTTGGTAATAAAACACCACCGAATCAGTTGAAACGCTCACAACTTGCACGCCCGCTTCCAATGTTGCGCTCGAAGCCATGTTCGTTATCATCGGAATCGCACAAAAAGCACTATTTGGGAAAGCTATCGGAAGCGTAACAGCAATTTGACCTTGTCCTATATTGCTACTTGATTCATACACTCCCCACTGCAAAATTAATCCATTCGGCAGTTGCACCCAACCATTTCCAGCAGTAAAATCTTGTGCAAAATCCGTATGTTTTACTCGGTTATCAAGTTCAACCGAGATTTCCGCAATCCCTCGTGCTACCTCTGAGATATCCACTTGCTCAGGATTTATGTATTCGTCAGCTACCTTAATGCAATACATGACGACTGCCGATTTTGGGCGGTTTTCGTCGGCCGTAGGCACAACACTCCCTGCATCTAAATTTAACGTTCCAAAACCGGTTCCCGCTCCACCATTTCGTGGTATTTGGCTACCCGAGCTAAAAAATGCCCCACTTGCCTCTGACAAAGCACCGCCCGGCAAAAAAGAAGCCCAACCTGTAATATTTCTTATCGCATCTTCCTGAACATCCCCTACACTCAGCCCATTGCCTCGACTTCTTAAAAACCTCGCCGCGCTCACAAAGTCCGGAAGATTGAAAACATTCCCTGACCCGCCCCATGTGTAGCCAATTGCTTTAAAAAGTCCTGAGTATGTTGTAGTCGATAGTCCTGCCCCATTACATTCCATAAAGCCCGGCGGCGGTGTAGTTCCTGCCCACGGGATAATTGTACCGGTTGGTACACCGGAGGGAAGTTTTTCAAGTAAATCCTTATGGGCATTTGGATCTTCGTTGTGACTTTCCAATCTTTCTTCAGTCACGTAAATTTTTGATTCATCTACTACCACAGTCACATTTTGTGAGCTTCCAATTACTGCATCAATTGCGATGAAGTCTTTATAGGGAGTTCCGTCTTCAATTGGATCAGCAGAAATATAGTCGGCTTGAGTGCCGGAATTGGTGTAGCAATATAGTTTTTCTTCCCCTAGGTCGCCGATTTTGGCGAATAACCCAAGCTCTCTGCCGAAAAATCCGCTCGTCAAGCCGGAGTTATCCACTACAGCAACGATTTCAATTTGTCCGTTTCCTTTGTTCTCCGATTTTTGGATGGTTAGATCCATCTTTGGTTGTTTCAATGAAATAAAGTCTTGTATATCCTCGGTTTCGCCAATGATTCCGTCACCCATTTGGACTTTTGTGAAAATTAATTTCTCTCCTACCTGAGAGCTGGCAATCATGTTTTTTCCTGATTTTGTCAGTATAATTTTTGGAAATTTTGCCAATTTAGTCACCTGCCTTTACTTTTGTAAATTTATATTGTTTTACCAAGCCGCCGAAATACATCACCCCTGATGCTTCTTTCAATGTGAGTTCGTCGAAAGGTTTCACACGACTGTAAGAAACTTGACTGACGACACCACCAAAAGAAATCTCGCCTTCTGCTCGAGTCGTATTTTTCAATAAAATATATAGATTCGCCGGAACAATCACTCGAAGCCAGATATACATCGCCTGAATATAAGGCTTCAATGCTCGGCTGATTTCGACGAACAGTGTATATTCGCCGTAATCTAGTTCAATCGAAGTCTGACCTTCCCCATAAACACCGATTAGCATTTCTTCCAGTCGCCGATGGGTATAAGGGAGCTCGGAGACGATTTTTCTTAGAATTCGTTGCCGCCTTTTCTCCAAATCATCTGTCGACCTGGGCGATAATTTCAGCATCTCTTCCCAGCGCCTTGCGCCATCTTCGTCAAAATCCAGCACGAAGCCATTGAGAAACCATTTGTAAAATTCTGCATGAATTCTCGCAAATTCCGGATTTTCCGCTCCGGCGATACTTTGAAATTCCGAGGTCACACCCACTGCCAGTGGATAATATCGCTCCACCTGTATTTTTCTAGCCACTCAGTTCACCCCTTACGGCGAGTTCGTCTAGCCCAAGCACAAGATTGGCAGTCGAACCGTTCAATTTTGTGTCCTGGATATCTAATATTTCCGGAACGTCCAGAAGGCGTGATTCGATTTGGGAAATCCGGACAATCAATCCGGAATTGCTATATTGTTCCGTCGTTGCGACTTGGGTCTGCTCCCAAGTTCGATTGAGCTCCGCGAAATACTCATCAATGACCCGTTCAACTGCACCTTTCAAATCATCAAAGGTAATACCGCTCACAAAGGCTAGATTCAGTTCAATATTAATTTGAGAATCCCTCGCCCCCTGCACCGTCACGATATGACCAATCGGAGCAGTGCCTAAGCCGTTGCCTTGATTCGGGATTGGGTCGACAATGGTCTGAACCTGATTAATAAATTCCACTGTCGGTGGTTTAAATTCCGACGTCACAAAAACAACTCGCACCGTTCCGCCGCCTTGCCAGATAGGGTATACCTTAATCCCGCCGATACCGTCGATTTTCCGGACTTTTTCTTTGTAATCGTCAATATTTCCGCCAAAAGCATTGCTATTAAATGACGTCAGATATCTTTCCCTGAAGACCTCAGTACCTTCTTCATCTTCGCCGGGAATCGTGACTTCCGATAAATATGCACTTTCAAGCCCTTCAATATAGCCGATGGGTATCAACTGCCCGCTACCATGATTGCCGAAAGTGCCGGCAGTTTCGCATTTTAATAGATACACTCCGGCGGACTGCTTTTCTACAACAGCGTAATTTACTGATTCTACTGAAAAACGCTCGCCGATTTCGACATTGAGTGTTGCCGGCGAGAATATCCCTTTAACGACAGCAAAAGTCGCTACCTTCGGAACCAAGCCCCTTTCTAAGGCAAGGCGAATCAAATAATCTCGCTCCGCAGTATCTCCAAAAGACTGCCGGATATACCATTCCAGCTTCTGATATAAGAGCATAAACTCAATCGCCGCCGGTGCGAGGGCATCAAAAATAATACTCCCCTCCCGCTTATCCCGCTGAGAAGAGACTTCTTTCATCATCCTCCCTAGAATCGCATCATTCGTTTCCTTTTCAAACATTCTCTACCTCCTTTCCAAATTCAATTCACCATCTTGAAATACGATATTCTTCACAGGCACTATTCCTAAATTCGTCATCACATCAAAAGAAATAAATACCCTCGTTCGCTCATGGTTAATAGTAAAATTCATTACACCACTGATTCGGTCGTCCCTGAGAAGCGCCTCAATAAATCGCTGAGGCAATTCCGCTCTGACCAAAGGAATTGGCTTACCGAATAGATCACGCAATCGAATTCCATAGCCCCAGCTGTAAATCACATAATCCCTTTGCTCCGTAAAAATAATCTTATAAATCGCTTGCCTCATTGCTTCAAGTCCGGCAATGTCTCCCTTGATTCCATCCTCTTCCAAATCATTTCTTCGACGGATTTCATAGGTCAAATTCGGCTCTGCCCGAATCTCAAAATCCCGAAGAAATTCAATATTTTTTGCTTGTGGTAGCATCTTCCACCTCCTTTTTGGCAACAAAAAAAACCGCTTACAATGTAAACGGTTTCTTCCCTGCTAATTATCTTTTCGCCTCTGCCGCTCCTGTGAAAAGGGGCGCACAAAGGGCGATACAAAGGATTGCCAAAATCATTTTTTTCATCTCATCAGCTCCTCAGCGCTCCACCCTGATCTTCGGAGA